GCGTGCTGCTCGCGATCGCCCGCATCTCCGGCGAAACCGCGCCGCTGCTGTTCACCGCGCTGTCGAATCAGTTCATGTCGCTGAACATGAACGGCCCGATGGCCAACCTGCCGGTCGTCATCTACCAATACGCCGCCAGCCCCTTCAAGGACTGGAACAACCTGGCCTGGGCCGGCGCCACGCTGATCACGCTGCTGGTGTTGGGCATCAACATCATCGCCCGCAACCTGTTCCGCAAGTAAAGATCGCTTTGCCGGCGCGCTGGACGCGCCGACAGCCAAGGGAAACCCAATGGAAAACACCGCTACCGCAGTCAAGAACAAGCTCGAGGTCAAGGACCTGAACTTCTACTACGGCAAGTTCCACGCGATTCGCAACGTGAACATGTCGATCCAGGAGAAAAAGGTCACCGCCTTCATCGGCCCGTCGGGCTGCGGCAAATCGACGCTGCTGCGCACGTTCAACCGCATGTTCGAGCTGTATCCCGGCCAGCGCGCCGAGGGCGAAATCCTGCTGGACGGCGAAAACCTGCTGACGGCCAAGACCGACATCTCGCTGATCCGCGCCAAGATCGGCATGGTCTTCCAGAAGCCCACGCCGTTCCCCATGAGCATCTACGACAACATCGCCTTCGGCGTGCGTCTGTTCGAACGCCTGTCCAAGGGCGAGATGGACGAGCGCGTGGAATGGGCGCTGAGCAAGGCTGCGCTGTGGAACGAAGTGAAAGACAAGCTGCACCAGAGCGGCAACAGCCTGTCCGGCGGCCAGCAACAGCGTCTGTGCATCGCCCGCGGCGTGGCGATCAAGCCGGAAGTGCTGCTGCTGGATGAGCCGTGCTCCGCGCTGGATCCCATCTCCACCGCCAAGATCGAAGAGCTGATTGCTGAACTGAAGAACGACTACACGGTCGTCATCGTGACGCACAACATGCAGCAGGCTGCGCGTTGCTCGGATTACACGGCTTATATGTATCTGGGTGAGCTGATGGAGTTTGGGCAGACTGACCAGATCTTCGTGAAGCCTTCGCGCAAGGAAACCGAGGACTACATTACGGGTCGTTTTGGTTGAACGCGATTTGTCCTGCAGTGCCGGAAGCGGCGCGCCTGTGGCGCGCCGTTTTTCATTTCGGTGGTGCTGGACGAGTCATTTCCGCTACCGGGCCGGGCTGCGGTTGTTTCGTTTGCTGTTCGGCGCCGGTGGTCTGTCCAAGTAGCGGATTTTGTTACGCGAACGGGAGGCGGGCCCACGGCCGTTGGGAGTTGCTTTCTGGTATAGTTGCCACCCTTCGGGGCGTAGCGCAGCCTGGTAGCGCATCTGCTTTGGGAGCAGAGGGTCGTGAGTTCGAATCCCACCGCCCCGACCAATAAATTAAAGGCCGTTAGTGATAGGGTTCACTAACGGCCTTTTCTATTTCCGCTCCATGGGGCAACTGATGGGGCAACTGAGTTTTCCGCTGTGCGGACGATGAGGAGCGGCGGAGGTTGCATAATTAGCGACCTGTGCGGCCGCAAGCAGCCGCTGCCCAGGGTGAGGCGACCAGCACAACCTGTTATTCTCGCTTACTAATTACAACGAAGAGGCGGCGATGACTTGCGAAATTATTGTGGCAAACCGCTTGGGTATCGCGTTGGCTGCCGACAGCGCGGTGACGTTCAGCGGTTCGAATGGGAATACATACGCGTCGGGCGCGAACAAAATTTTCCAGCTCGCATCGTCTGAACCCGTGGCCATCATGATTTACAACGGCGCTTCGCTAAACACGATTCCATGGGAAATCCTGATAAAAGCGTACCGCCGAAAGCTGGGTAAAGACAGCTTCGATACTCTGAGCGAGTATCGCGACGATCTGCTTGGATTTTTGAACGATCAAGACAATCCCGCGATTCATTCAGAAGTTCGGAAGGTGGACGCTAAGGCGGCGTACGGGGTCTGCGGAGGCTTTCTTTACAACTTAATTCAGGAAAAAGCGCCCGATATCTTCGACCCTACGACGCCTGGCCACACTTGGCTACCAGCGTACAACGCGGTATCTGCGGAGATTGACGCGGACTTGGCAGCGACCGACGTGCTTCCTTGCTTGGAAGCAGCAGATCTTACGTTAGCGTTGGTTGAAGAAAAGATCGGCTTATCGCTACAGATTTCGTCGTTCGTGGCCCACAAGGTCCCACACCTCGTTGGTGTTATTGATCCAGATAAGCTAGCCGCTCAAGCAATTGAAACGGCATTCAAGCATGGCTCGGAAATTCTGGAATCACGATATACGGGCCTAGTCATCGCTGGATTTGGGAATAGCGACTACCTACCGAGCTTCCTGAGCCTGCACTGCCACGGCTTTGTGGGAAGGCGGGTCCTTTGGAAGGCGGAAGCCCAAGGAGATATCAACCATGGGATCACAGCGTCACTGATTCAAGGTTTTGCCAGACAAACGATGATCGAGACGTTCACCCTCGGGGCCAGTCCAGAGATTTGGCAAAGCATCGGCAGTGCGTTCCGGAAGCACGCGGCCCAGGCGTGCTTTAACGCAGCCCAGAATGCCAATGTCGCTGTGACCGCCGTCGATGTACTTAAAGCCGTAGACGATGTTGCTGACGCATTCAACCAACAATGGACCTACACCACCATCGAGGCTCATCTACAACCTTTGCGCGCCATTGTTGCTGGATTGGCACTTGAAGAACTGGCTGAACTAGCGGAAAATTTGGTGATGCTCGAGTCTCTGAAAGAGAAAGTTACGAGCAGAACGCAATCCGTGGGCGGCCCTATCGACCTTGCAGTTATTACAAAGGAAGAAGGGTTGGTCTGGATCAAGCGTAAGCACTATTTCGACCCATCTTTGAATCTGCGATACGTACAACGGCTGCAGCAAGCGAACTGACGAGGACCACATGAGCACAAACTTCATCGTTAGCAATGCGCCCCGGTCTGACCGACCCCTTCCAAATTTTGGATCGGCAGTTTCTGTTGTGACTCACGATGAGAGCCGGTCTCCTTCCAACATCTCTGAGAAGGATATGCGAGCTTATCTTAATCAGCGGCGACAGTTCGAGAAGATGGAGCAGTTCGCACAGGAAGCAAGAGGGATGTTCTTCGCACCCCCGCCGGCCAAGTAGTTCGGACGTGCGAAATGAGCCACCTTTGGGTGGCTTTTTTATTGGCCTGTTCCTCCTGTATAGCCGAAGCGCCAGCTATGCTTCTCAGTCCGGACTAATCAATCTTAGCCTTACATTCTCGATCTGGATGCTCCATCCCGTTGGAGCAGCACTCGAAACACTCGCAGGCGTTCGCTGTGAACGGAGCAGTTCACCGCCCACGTAGCTGCAACCGTGGTGGCGCTAGAGCTACTTGAGCAACACCGCATCATGCACCCATTGATGAGTAGACGCTGAGTCCGGCGATATTCTTACCCATTGACCGTGCGTCCGATGGATTGGAACCACGGTGCCGGCTCTGATATGAGCAACTACGGGGGCTTCAAACGCTGGCCATTCGAAGGCCGCGCCGTCCACCCGCATGGTGCGTATGGCTTGTGATGAACCTGCAGGTAGATTGCTGATCACCGGGGGCGCCGCTACCGCCGGCGCAATAGTAGATTTCGGCGGTGTAGAGATTTGGGGCGCGGGTGCGGGGGGAGTTGAGCGTGGGGTGGTGTAAGAGGTGCTACCGCCAGATCCGACGCGGCAGGTTTTGCTCCATGAGATGCAAGAGTTTCCGCATGGTTGCCCAGTCTTGCAGTTCTTGGCCTGCGCACCGGGGGTTAATCCTAGACAGATTAAAGCTAGAACTGCGTGGGCCAGCCGCTTTGGTATTGTCACAGTCGTTACCCTCCTCTGTAACGAATTATGCCGTATAGGCCGGCTGGCCCACAGGTTTAAGCAGGGGGACTTCTGTGCTGCTTAATTTGCCGTTGGACCCACGCTTGCACCTCAGACTCGATCCAGAGCGACGTCCGTCCGTTCTTGATGCATGCGGGGAATGCTCCGGCCTTGATCTGTTCGTAGATCTTGGTCTTGCCCATGCCCACCCGCGCTTTCACCGCAGGCAAGGGCAGCAGGCTTTCTCCTTGGTCGTGTACGTCGGGTTGTTTCACGCAGCCTCCTCTTGCGCGCTGCGCAGCTTGAAGCGGTCCGCGATCATCGGGTGCGAGGCGAACCAGGCGGTCTCCTGCGTGCACTCGCCCACGAACTGCTTGAACACGCGCGTTACGTCGGCGACAGCCCAAACTTCGTAGTGGGAGCCCTCCGCGCTTTCGTGGTTGTTACGGACCATGCCGTGTACCTTCAGGCTCAACGGCAGTTCACGCATGACAGTGTCCACGACCCAGGCTGGCAAGCCATAGCGCTGGTTCATGCGGGTGCGGATCTTGGTGATCGGCTCGCAGTTCTGCGGGCAGTGATCCCACACGCGTGACTCGGCGAGTTGGCCAACTTGCTGGCGGACATGCGAGACTGCCTGCTCCGTCTGCTCCAGACGGCGCTGATGGTCCACCATGAGCTGTGCCTGCGCAAGCAGCATCTCGGCGGGACTGAGCGCTTTGGGAGGTGCGCCGGCTTCCAGGGCCTGCCAGCGGTCTACCAGGCGCGCCGTGAACTCGGGCGAAAGCTGCGCAACGACGATGATGCTGTCTCGCTTTCCCTTCTCGCCGGAGAACACGAACTCCGCGGCCGGTCGTCCTCCGGTAGATGACTTTTCCACCAACGGTGGGAAAGTGATAACTCCCTGATTCGAAAGACGCTCGATCGTGCGCTTAACACTATCGTGGCGGGATTCGACCAGATCCGCGATTTCTTGGCTCGTCATGGTGGCGGAAACGCCGCCGTTGATCATTGCGTTCATTGATGTGCCTCCGTGACGGGGGCGCGCCCCGCAGTGTTCAGTAGGTTGCGCGCCGCGGTGGCGCTGGCTTTCAGGTGCGGATCTGCCGATGCCTCGAGGATGCACGTTGTAATCTCGAGCGCACTGGCCAGGGTTGCGCAGCGTTCGCGCATGGAGGCTGCGTCGCCCTTTACCTCTGAAAGTTCGGCCGTGGCCTTTTCGTACAAGCGGATGTACAGGGCGCGGCCGCGCACGGCAGCCGCCAGTTGTTCGGTTGGGTTGCGAGGCTTGCTCATGCGCGATCCTCCTGCGTGCGGCTTTCGATGCCAAAGCCAAGGCTGCGGCGCAGGCTGTACCAGTGAGCGTGGTCTTCGTTGAGGTGGCCAGCCAGTGCGAGGAGGGTTTTGACATCGGGGGTGACATCCAAGCCTTCCACTGCATCTGCCAGCACGGAAAGCAACGCGCGAAGGCGCTCTTTCTGTTCTTCCATGGCCTCCAGGTAGAGGCGCGCTTCGCCAAGATTGGGGCGTTGATGTGCTGTGGTCATTGCTTTGCCCCTTGAGGCTTGCCAAGGAGGGGGCGGAACAGATCGGCCCAATCTTGTGTCTGTTCGGCTACTTCGCCAGAAATGTGGATGCCGATCTCGGCCATGTCGAGGGTGTTCAACATATCGTCAAGGCCGGACTGGCGAGCATGAGCGATCACATGAAAAAGGGAGCCTGTACGGCGCAGCGCTTCAGCGGCGCGGTCCAGGGCCTCGCACGCCTCTTTGATCGTCACAGTAGGGGCGGTCATGCCATACCTCCTGCCGCGAAAGCCGTCTCGCATTCGAGGCTTTCGGGAGTGGCGCGCAGTGGCATGAGGGTCGCATCCGCGCAGGCCATACGGTTCGTCACGAGGGGCGCGCCTTCGCGGTAAGTGACATCTGGCGCGCCCTGGAAGTCCACCACCCAGTCACGCCGTTGGACTTCGGCGAGGTCGTCGGGATGAGCGAGAGCGGCGGCCGCCGCGCTGGTCGTGCTGCAGATAACGACGCCGATGCGCCCCAAGCGAGCCGCGTTCTTGCTTCGAACCAGCATCACAAGGTCGCCGACTTGGCATCGACGGGTGGATAAAGATGCTGTAGTCATGCTTGGGCCCCCTCGTCATCTTGGGTTTGCGCCCAGCGATCTTGTTCTTCGTGCGACATGGCACACAGCTGAACATCCTCGCGCAGGTTCTGACGTCCGGCGACGGGAATGCCGATGACCTGGAAGCTCACAAGCAGGGCGCCGATGGCGTCGAGGAAGTCGGGGCGAGCCGCGCTGGGAATCGCTTCGAAAGCTCGGCGCAGGGCGGAAGGGAAGAGGTAGCCTTCGGCAGCATTCGCTGCGGCGCAGAAGGCTATGTGCCAGTGCTCCGCAGCACGGTAGCCGTCAGCAACAAAAGGGAAGGTGCGCGTTGACGAAATGTTGACGGTCAACGAAGGTTTTGTTACTGTGAGAGGATGAAACTTCCCCTCCGCGCCTTGCGGGCGGATATCAACATTGGACATAGGATCCCTCCGAAAGTCCGATTGAGGTCAGCGGGTACCAGCCGCTGTACTTCTTTGAAGCCCCGGTTTACCGGGGCTTTGCTTTGTCCGCTCCTGAACGAAATTCAGGGAGGATGCGAAATTATCAGCTTTCTTATAATTGGAGTCAACCAGAAGGCTGATTTTTTCGGCCGCGAATCGGTGCTATAGAAGGTCGCTGTGTCGATTAGTTTGCTCATGGAAGAAGTGTCGCTCAACCATGGGTCACCCTCGCAAGACTGCCTTGCTCCCTCAGTTTCAGGGACGGGTGGAGGGAGGGGAAGCGCTACGGTTGGCTATCCGGCCGTCTTTGCGGAGACGTTCCCACGCAAAGTCGAAAACTTTTTTCGTGAATTCTGTGCCAATGGCATCGCGTGCGGCTGCTTTCGCGCCTGGAGCGGACGGGGAAGAGGGCGGAATTGCCAAGGGGTCGAAGCCCAATTCGCGCAAAGTAGAAAGAATCAGTTCTTCTTGGTATTCCTGACGCGACACTGGCCTGGTTGGACCAGACTCGGCCAGTGCGGCGGCTTGCTCGAGGTGCCTGCGCCCAAGCAGTTCAGTTGCGACCGAGCTGTCTTTAGCTGGATCGGGAGAATGGGCGATTGCACGCTCTTCAATGCGCTGTAGGTCATCGGCGAGGAGTAATAGTTCTGGCCCGTCGGCGTGCAGGTGAAGGGGTGAGAGCTCGTTTCCCCCGTTTGGTGAAGCTGTGAGTACTTGGAACAGCAAGCCGCTGGCGTTGCTCACCACGACGCAGGGAGTGATGGCAATTTGCCCGTCAGATTCATAAGCTGCGCCGCTGAAGGTGAGGCCATCCCGGCCCAGCGCCGGAGAAAAGCCAACGAGGCGCGTCGCTGCGGTGACCGAGACATATTCGACGGGCATCGTACCGTGCAAATACTCAATGCCTACACCTGCCGACACGAAATGGTGCTGCACTTGTTTGGCTAGGGCGTTACCCGGCCAGGCGCACGCTCTTATCACCTGCCGAAGAGGCGCGACTCCTCCAGCCGGGCGAAAATGCACGGGAATCTGCCCCTCAGCAAGAACACATAAAAAGTCATCAACGTGTACGGCTTCATCCAACCGGTGCGTCAATCGCCTTAGAGCGTCCCCAAGGGTGTACCAAGTTCTGAGGCTGTGTAATCTGCTCACGGGACGCGATCAGCCGCCTTGTCGGTAGACGAATTGGCCGCGGATCTTCAACATGTCGGCTTGATCCGGCGGCACACGCTCATCCGGAAATCTCTGCTTATCAGTGTTCAAGCTAACAAGGATCCAACTGCCATCAATGTCTCGTCGAACGAGCTTGATGCGCAGGCCGTCGGGATGATCGATCAGGTAAATCTTGCCCGTTATTGGCTCTGTCTTTGACGTGTCGAACACGACGGTGTCGCCGTCCACTATAAAGTTCGACATGCTGTCGCCGTCGGCTTGAATGGCCACAGCATCGCGGGGCGCCAGAGCGTAGCGCTCAAAAAACGCGGGTTCCTTTATCAGGTCATCCTCGGGTAGCCCGCCTTCCGGCCATGAGCTGCCACCACACGAACCTCGCGATTCCATGAATGGAATCCGCTGAAATTCGTTCCTTTCCTCAACAGCTCCGGGCTTCAAGTACTTGTTCGGATTCACGCTTTCAGTAGGCCAGCCCTCCCCTTTGGCCAACCAGAGGGGATCTAGGCCGAGTGCATCGGCAAGCGTGAAGACGTGCCTCGACTCGCCGTAGCTGCCTCGCTCGATACCCGCGATCAACGACTGACTTACGCCGGCCTTCTTTGCCAACTGCTGTTGCGTTAAGCCGAGCTCTGTTCGTCTCTGTTTGAGGCGGTCGCCGAGTGTCATGGTGCAGTCCGAGGATAAGTCGCAGCTGAATATTAGCAGACTCATGAGAAAAAGTTGACTAGTGATATTAGTAAGCTGATAATTAAGGAATGAACGCAGCGAAACTTATTCGTGATCTGATGAAAAAGGGCCTCACGCAGGCGCTTATCGGTCATCACATCGGTATTTCTCAGGGCGCCGTCAGTCTGCATTTGAAAGCGGATGGGAAAAGCGAACTGTCCCATTCGAAGGGTGAAAGATTGATGGCGCTCCACAGGCGAATTTGTGGGGCTACGCGGGCACATATCTTCACGGCCGAAGGTGATGACTCCCATGCCTGAAGTCGAAACCCGCCTTATCGGACAAGCTGAAGAGGTGCCGGCAAGCAATGCGGGCGTAGGAGAGCGTGACGTCCCGCACGCGGCGCGCGAGCACGTTCCCGGCGACACCACGACGCCGCCTGCACCCGGTGCCGTTCGCATCGGCCCAGAGGACGTTTAGCCATGAACACCGCCGTTTCAATCCTGATCCTGATCGCTGCGTTCACGTGGCTGCTGATGTTGATCACTGGATGCTGCGTCGGCGTGTGGTGGCTGTGGCGCCGCCGCGGTATGCGCAAGTGGATTGCCGATTTCGATCAGGGCCTGGAGCGCGCAGAACGCGCGCGGGCCAACTTTCAACGCCGCCACCGGTTCAGGCCGTAGCGGATGCCAGTGTGCACACGGCTAGGGTAGCTCCCGAAAAGATGGACTCCTCCACCCATCCAGCCGCAGTGCCTTCACCAGTGGAGCGATGGAGGTTCTATGACCCCCCGCATGATTGTCCCGCTGCTGCGCTACACGGACGCGCAGGGCAAAGAGCATGAAGTGACCTTGGTCCAAGCCCAGCACGACCAACCGCCGCGCATCGTGTCTAGCCGGTGCGACGGTACGAAATGGCCTGGTGTCGATGTATCGCTGGGCGCGCTGTTCGATATCTCGCTTCGTGAGGGGCCGATCCGTCAGGCGATTGGCGATGGGCCAGAGTACGCCGAACTGTCGGCCGAACGAGTACGTGACGCGGCTGAATTGGCTCTGCGTGCGCTGCCGCCCACCGCTGGGCGCTTTCGCGTGGTGTGGGTGCCCGACGACGGGTTGCCGTTCTGAGGCGCTCACATTGACACACGAGAACACTTCGCCGCAGGTCGAGGACGGCCACACGCGCCTCGCCAATGAGTTGCTGGAGGCCATGTGCCGTGCCGGCTTCTCGGCGCGCCAGTGGGCCGTTGTGATGGCCGTGGTGCGCAAAACCTATGGCTACGGGAAAAAGGCTGATGACATCAGCCTGGGACAACTTTCATCTATGACAGGCATCGCCAAGCCGCACGTCAGCCGTGCTGTAAACGACCTCATCGTCGCAGGCGTCCTACGCCGATCGGCCGGCACATTCGGCAACTCGCTGTCCCTCAACAAACGCTACAAACAATGGGCGCTTGCGGGTGCTGCTCAGGCCGTTACCGATTCGGTCACGCAGGGGTTACCGAAAGAGCAACCGGGGTTACCGGAACAGCAACCCCTGCAAGGGGTTACCGAAACGGCAACGGGGGTTACTGATTCGGTCACTGGGGTTGCTGATTCGGTAAGGGTTACCGATTCGGTCACGCAGGGGTTACCGATTCGGGAACCACAAAAGGAAACTATACAAAAGAAAGAAAAACCCTTGTCGGGCAAGCCCGACTCGGCGCCTCCTTGCCAGAGGGAAACAGACGCCGCCGAGGCCATCATCGCCCACCTCAACGAGGTGACGGGATCGTCGTTCAAGCCCGTAGAGTCCAACCTCCGTCTAGTGCGTGGCAGACTCGGCGAAGGCTACACCGTGGAGGAAATTCGCGCGGTGATCGATGCCAAGCGCGCAGAGTGGTTCGGAAACCCGCGGTGGGGGAAGTACCTGCGGCCGGCCACCCTGTTCAATGCGACAAACTTCGCGCAGTACGTGGGGCTGCTGGGCAACGTCGTGGCGCCCGAGGATGGGCGCATCGATCTGGGCAATGGTCGCTATCGGCTCAACGGCCGAATTTTCGGCGCAGATGGCCGCCCGGAGGTGGTGCTGTGAAGACCTTCAACGACTTCGGCATTGACCTGCGGGGGCGCACGGGCGTGGAGATCAAGACCACGTGCCCGAAATGCTCGCCCAGTCGCCGGAAGAAAAACTACCCGTGCCTGTCGGTCAACACCGACAAGGGCCTGTGGAACTGCCACCACTGCGGCTGGGGCGGATCGCTGGGTCACGGCGAAGAGCGCCGCCCGGAGGCGCCCAAGATCTATCGCAAGCCCGACTACGTGGTGAACCGCACCGATCTGCCCCAGACCGTCGTGGACTACTTCGCAGGCCGCGGCATCAGCCAGGGCACGCTGCTGCGCAACTGCATCGGCTACGGCCAGCAGTACTTCCCCCAGGTCGAGGAGGAGCGGACCTGCGTCATGTTCCCGTACCTGGACGGCGATGAGGTGATCAACGTCAAGTACCGCACCGGCGACAAGCTGTTCCGGCTGGCGTCGGGTGCGAAGCGTGTGCTGTACGGTTTGAACGACGTGGATGCGGTTTTGATCTGGGTCGAGGGGGAGATGGACAAGCTGTCGGTGGAAGAGGGTGGCTTCAAAAACTGCGTCTCGGTGCCGGATGGTGCGCCCACGCCCGACACGAAGAACTATGACAGCAAATTTGATTTCCTGGATTGCGAGCAGTTGGCCGACGTCCGCGAGCACATCATCGCCGTGGATGACGACGCTCCGGGCCGTCGCCTGCAAGAGGAACTGATCCGTCGTCTTGGCCGTGACAAGTGCTTGATAGTGACCTGGCCGGGCGGCTGCAAAGACGCCAATGACGTACTGATCAAGCTTGGCCCAGACGCCTTGCAAAAGTGCATCGAAGACGCGCAACCGGTGCCGATTGAGGGCACGTACTCGGTCACGGATTTCCGGTCAGAGATCCTGCGGCGCTACGAGGGCGAGGTTCGTCGCGGCGTCTCCACCGGCTGGGCCGGCATGGACGGGCACTACACGGTGCTGGAAGGCGAATGGACGCTGGTGACGGGTATCCCTGGGCACGGTAAATCCGAATGGTTGGATGCGCTGGCTGTCCACCTTGCCCAGCAGAATGGCTGGAATTTTGGGGTGTTCTCGCCCGAGAACTTTCCGGCCGACTATCACAGCGAAAAGCTGATGGAAAAGTTCATCGGCAAGCCGTTCGCCGCCGGTCCAACCGAACGTATGAGCGTGGCCGAGTTGGACAGCGCAATGGATTTCCTGGCGGATCACTTCACTTTCATGATGCCAGAGTCTCCCAGTCTGGATGCGCTGTTGGAGCAAGCCAGCCGTCTGGTGACTCGCAAGGGCATCCGGGGGCTGATCATGGATCCGTGGAACGAGATTGAGCATGGCCGGGCGCCAGGCCAAACCGAGACGGATTACATCTCTTTGGCTCTGTCCAAGATCCGGAAGTTCTGCTGGGCACATGGGGTTCATGCCTGGGTCGTGGCGCACCCCGCGAAGCTCTACAAGGACAAGGATTCGGGCGACTATCCGATCCCAACACCCTATGACGTATCCGGCTCGGCACATTGGAGAAACAAGGCCGATAACTGCATAACGGTGTACCGGCACGTCAAGGACGAGAACAAGCCGGTGGAGATCCACATCCAGAAAATCCGCAAAAAGTTCGTCGGGCGCGTGGGCATGGTTGAGCTCCATTACGACCGCGTGACAGGCCAGTACCACGACTACGCGCACTTCCCGCGGGCACCAATCTATTCCCTGCAAAACCGGGGGGCTGCGTAACGGCCCCCACTTCGCCTGCCATTTATGCAGGTTCAATCCCAATGAAGTACATCGCCGCCGCTATTGCGGACGGGCGTTGCGCTTGCCCAGAAGCCAGCTTAAGCGGCTCTGCGGTTGAGCTTGTGGCGCGCCTGCTGCGCGTCCCTCCCTACAACCCTGGAATCGTTTGAGGAACTGATCATGCTCGATCACAACAACCCTGACACCTGGCTGGAGATCCCGTATGAGGAGCGCCGGGCCGCACCCGCCGCGCGCGTCCACAACCCGCCGGAATCGCACGCCGACCAAGGCATGGCATACGCGCCGTGCCGCTGCTGGCGCTGCCGCGGGGGCGTGGCGCTCGCTGATCGCGCCACCCTCGACCGCCTGCTGGCCAAACATCTGATGACGCTGAGCGAATCCGAGCGGGGCCAGTGGATGCTGTTCTGGGCGGCGCATCCGCGCCATGACGCAGATGCCCTGGACCAGATGAACGCGTGGCTGCGCATCGCAGGCGCCAGCAACGAGCCGGCGCCCGCGTATCCCGTCATCACGATGCCGGAGGACGCATGAGCGAACGCAACGCACCATTTGCTCGCCTGGCCGTGGCGCTGGCCTACGCATTCAGCGATGAGCGTCACACCCTTAACCGACCGGCGATGGCACGCGCCGCAGACATGCGCCTGGGCGAGCCTGGGCCGCTTTCTGGTGCGGACGGTTGCGCGGAGATCGGCAAGGTTCGGCAGTTTCTGGAACGAAACCTGGACCCGCTGCACGTGGCCGTGCTGCACGCGCGCTATGGTCAGCGCGTGGCGAGTTGCAAGCACTGCCACAGCGATGCGGATCACACTGGCTGGGTCGCGGCGCTGTACAAGATCGCGGGGGCGCTGGGCGCGCACCTGTCGATGCGCACGGCGCACAGTGAGTTGCTATACGCCCTCGTGCGCCGCTACTACGACAGCGGCACCGTTCGGACCTTGCAATCCTTGGCCGACGAGTACGCGTGCAAGGTGCGCAGCGTTGAGCGGGCCAGCGCGCGGACGAATGACTGGCTCCGCGGTACGCGCGAGAAGAAGGGCGCGGAACCCATCTATGGAGTAGAGCAAGCGGCGCATGCCGCGGCCGAAAATCTGCTGCGCGACGGGGGGTTTATCCCCTAACGGGGCAGGGCGCGCCACATGTTAAAACCGGCATGCTAGGCCTAGAGGCTATTCCACGGAGTCTGAAAGATGAAAATGTACGAAGTCGAGGTATCCATCACGGACGGGAACATCTACATCACGCAGCAAGACGGCATCAGGGACGAGCCGAATGCGGTTGTGATCACGTCGGATCAAGCAGACATGGTCGCTGAGTGGATCAAGGATGCGGCCGCCTCTCTGAAGAAGTCGGAGAACATTCGCCCGTTGTAGCTCTTGACTGTGCGGAAGTTCACCGCCATAATCAGCGACAACGGATTTCCTCAGAAGTCCGCCTCCGAAACCCGCCAAGCGAACGCCGGCGGGTTTTTCGTTATCTGATATCTCAATCGCGGAGATCGGGGAAGGGGAGGAAATCGGCAAGCCATGGTGAAGTCATCGAAGGGATCGCTACCGGGCTATGAAAGTTGCATCCCTCCCAATGCGAAGCCTAATCGCCTACAACGGAATTGTTGTTGGCCGATCCTCCACTACGCTACGAGTTGGCCGCGTGGGGGTCAATCTACCAAGCGCAACGGTCGGCTTCAGTCGAAAAAGTTCTGCAGCTTTTGTGCCATGTTCGACGCATTTACGGACACGGAGTCAAAAAGGGCATTCATCGTTACGAAGTCTTCCTCATATTGGCTGACCTCAAAGAACGCTAGCGATCCATCGGGGCTCTCTATGCGCATGAGCAATAAGGTCGTTTCGTCGTATTCCCGTGGACGCGAGGCCAGATGAATTGTGAAGTCCTTGTGCGAACAAAAAAAGGCGGGCCATTCACCAGGCGTCCATTGGACAGCGCCCGAGTTCGTGGCGTCGATAAGTTGAAAAACAAAGCTGCGAAGTTGGGGAGGGATCATCCTTGTATTCCTGTCGGTGAAACTGAGCCTGCGGCCTGACGGCACCCTGCTTCGTGCGATCCTAATTGACCGACAATAGTCAACAAGGCGTCTCGAGTTTTCGAATGCGTGCGGGAAGTCCTGCCCGTAGCCGTCATCTTGTAAGAAACAAGCATTTGGACATTCCCCCATTCTGCCGATTTCTGATCTTTTACCTGCTGGTGACAAAGACGACTGTACAACTCAATTATGCGGCCAATCGTGATCGATGGGATAAGCCGGTTCGCATCCAGGCTATCTAAGGCAATTTCAATGTTTGCTATGCACTCGGTGATCTCTTTCGTGGTTGCCAGCGATCCTAGCCTCTGTTGAACGTCTTTCGCCGCATCCTTCGCCAGATCCGCAGCGGACTTAGCGGAAGTCGCAGCGTGGCGGGCCTGTCGGGCCTCAAGAATCGCGAACAAGATCGCGTAGAAAGTGATGAAGGCACTTAAAGCCCCGATCCAAGTTGCAGCGTCTTCCCGTAATTTAGGGAAATAGGCAATAACCGCGAAGCTCAATACGAGAATTACAAAAGCCCATATCAAATGCGCTTTGTACGAAGCTAAGGTCTTTTGCGGCATATATTCGAATATCAGTGAGTCTCTCAAGCAGATTTGTCTGGCCGGCATATCGTCTCTCCCTTCAGAGCGACGGCTTTTGCGGTGAACAGGTCTTCAGTGCCTCGTTTGATGACAACCCTCGGCTGCAGATATACCCCGGCTAATACGGACTGCCAATAGTATCAATAAGTTTCACTGTTCGCTTTGGTGGCGACTATTGCGGCCCGTGTGCACTTGATGCTGTTAGGAATACTTAAAGGTGCGGTATGAGTCTCAAGCCTGTCAAACCACGCATTGCTATGGCGGGTTCTAGACTCGCCTCAGCGCCCACGCCCAGCGCCATGCGCATGACGGATCGCAAGCTGCTAGACCGTCGCTTGCGCGTCTGGGCGACTGACCCACATTGCGCCCACTGTGGCACGTTGACCGCTTACCCCGACGGGTTCGAGCTGGACCACAGGTCAGCCTCCACGATGGGGCGGCGGACACGGACGAGAACACGCAGGTCCTGTGCGTCTCGCGCGATGCGCACGGGCGCAAGGTCGGCTGCCATGACGACAAGACGCGGCAGGACACGGGATACAGGAGCCGTTCGTAATGGCGCTGCACACAGTCAAGCTATCCCTTTGAGTTGCGTGGTGGGTGCGGTATCTGGCAGGCGTGGCGTTGGTCGCGCGAAAGACTGGCGCAACTCCGGACTGCGGCAAGGTTCAGCGATGGGTCAGGCGCTGCCCCCAAAGCCGCTTACGCGGGTTCAATCCCCGCTGCCGCTCCACATAAAAGAAAGCCCCAACGCGGATTACTGGTCGGGGCGTTTTGCGTCGGACGAGGCGCTGCGCTGGCTCGGGACTGCCTGCAGCGATCAGTTGTCTTCGTTAGGTCGTATGCGGGACTCGCCGTATTCATCAAGATGGCCATACTGGATCCGGTCGTCCTCGGCGAAAATTTCTCGCTGGAAGATCAGGGCCGCAAGCGCGTCATCCTGGAAACTGTGAGCGTCGTCGGGAAATGCACGTTGGATGAACTCCGCGACCACTTGGCGCTTCGTTTCTCGCAACTCCAAGTCCTCGCCCTCAGGGTCATCAGATTCGGCTTCAAGGTCCTTTTCCAAGTCGGCGTCTTCGCCGAACTGTTCCACAAACTTGTCAACGCATTCGACATATGCGCCGGATTTACCTACGTGCCAGTCTGGCAGGTCCATAACAACTCCAAATGGGCTTTTTCGAGGCTAGGCGTAAGCCACGCCTCATGGGATAAATCCCAGCAGAAGGGCGAGCTGGCGGGTTACCGTCTGCTGACCTTCAGCCGAGTTTAGGAAACGGGACCACTTCGTGGCACCAAAACTGTGTGGTCGCGTCCAGTTTACAAGGCCGCGATCAAGAGTCCAATTCGACGAATCACCGTCCTACTAGCCAGCGCTGCCGAACTGACGAGGTCAACCGATCCATCTCATTCGCACCTGCCGCGTCGAACCTGTCGCAATCCCGATGCAGCGCGCTGGGCATGGCTTGTGGGGATAGGGGCATCGCCGCCGGGCGGTGTGCAGTAGATAGCACCCGGCAAGAATTCAAGGAGCGCAGCGGATGTACGGAAGGGCGGGCAGTATCCGGCAGCGCGGGGGAAGCGCGTTCGCGCACCTCTACGGCACGGCGCGATGGCAGCGCACTCGCAACGCACAGCTCGACCGCGAACCGCTGTGCGTGTTCTGCACGCGTCGCGGCCTGACCGTCCTGGCCAGCGTATGCAACCACGTCAACGGACACCCGGCGGGCGAGACGGAGCAGCAATTCTGGGAAGGCCCGTTCAATAGCCTCTGCGCCGATTGTCACAACTCCGACCAGGCGCGGCTTGAGCGCGGGGCCAAGCAGATACGCGGAAGCGATGAGGACGGCTGGCCTGTTGTGTAGAGCAGGGCAACGGGTCACCGGTGCAGCTTCGCCGCTCCTGAGGCGTTTCCTGCGGCCTGCGCGGGCATTCGAGGGGTCGCGTACCCCCCGGGGGGGCCGAAAACATACAGGTCGGCTCCGTTCTAGACCGACCGTTCCCGAAAACACGCGCATCCACAATTCGCCGGACGACCCAAGACAGCCGGCCTTCACCTCCAAAACACCGAAAAAATGGCACGTCCCCGACTTCCCGTCCAAAAGGCGGATGCGTCTGGCGCCGCCCTGAAAAATCCTGGGCGGCACGCCGGACGAACAAGGCCGAAAGGCACTCGCCCGCTGGGCCTTCCATACAAGCAGATGACTGCCGCGCAGAAAAAGGCGTGGAAAGAGTTCGCCAGCGAGATGTCCTGGTTGAACTCGTCGCACCGCGTGCTGTTGCGTCTCGCGTGCATATGGGTGGCCCGCATGGATGACCCCGACGCTGACTTCGGCGTGTCGGCTACGCAAGCCCTGAGTTCGATTCTCTCGAAGCTGGGCGCCACCCCAGTTGATGAATCCAAGGTAGCGCATGACGATGGCGGAGAAGACGACCCGGACGAAAAATTCTTCAAGCGCGGTTGACCGCACACGCGCCTATGCGGACGCGGTGGTGGCGGGCGAAATCGTGGCTGGTCCACACGTGCGCAACGCATGCCGGCGGCATCTACTGGACCTAGAGAAGGGGCACGAGCGCGGGCTGTACTTCGACCTGGCAGCGGCGGAGTACGCCTTCGGGTTCTTTGAAAACGTGTTGCGCTTGTCGGAGGGGCAGTTTGACGGCCGCAGGTTCGAGCTGCAGCCGTCCCAAGCCTTTATCGTCGGGTCGCTCTTTGGCTGGAAGCAAGAGGACGGGACGCGGCGCTTTCGTCGGGCGTACGTCGAACAGGGCAAGGGCAACGGAAAGAGTCCGCTCGCAGGAGGCCTGGGCCTGCTTGGAATGACGGCCGACGACGAGGCCGGCGCGCAGATCTATTCCGCCGCGGCCAAGAAGGATCAGGCTGGCATTCTGTTTGCCGATGCCGTGAAGATGGTGAAGCAGTCGCCGGCGCTGGCCAAACGTATTGCCTTCGCTGGCGGAGAGGGGCGCGAGTTCAACATGGCGCACCATGCGAGCGGGAGTTTCTTCCGCCCCGTGTCGCGCGACACCGGCAAGACCGGCTCGGGGCCGCGGCCATACTTCGTGCTGGTCGATGAGGTCCACGAACTGCCGGACCGCAAGATCATTGAAATGCTGGAGCGCGGCTTCAAATTCCGTCGCGCGCCGCTGCTGTTCATGATCACGAACTCGGGCAGTGACCGCACGTCGGTCTGCTGGGAAGAGCATGAACACGCGGTTAAGGTGGCCGCCGGCCATACTGAAGCGGTCAACGATCCGAGTTTCGTGGGCGGCGTGATTGATGATCGGACATTCAGCTACGTCTGCGCGCTGGACAAGGGCGACGACCCACTGAATGACCCCAGCTGCTGGATCAAAGCAAACCCTCTTTTGGGTGTGACGATCACGGAGCAGTACTTGGCCGATGTGGTTGCCCAAGCGAAGGCGCTGCCGGGGGCGCTGAACGGCATCCAGCGGCTGCACTTCTGCGTGTGGACGGATGCCGAGACAGCGTGGATGACCCGCGAGACGCTGGAACCTGCGCTCTGTGACTTCGACCCTGCGGAGCATCATGGGGAGCGCGTATACCTGGGCCTGGACCTGTCACAAAACCGCGACATCACTGCCCTGGGCGCTGTAGTCAAAACCGGCACCGTAGATATGGAAGTGACGGTGGACGGCGAACGGCGGAGCGTCAGCAAACCGACATACGACGCCTGGATTGAAGCCTGGACGCCGGGCGATACCGTTGCGGCGCGTGAGCTACGCGACAAGCTGCCCTACAGCGTGTGGATCCGCCAGGCGCATATGCACGCGCCTCAGGGGCAGACGATCAGCTATCGGCACGTCGCGCAGACCGTGGCGGAGTACGACCGCGACTACCTCATTGAGTTGGTCGCCTACGACCGCTACGCCTTCAAGAAATTCGAGGAGGATGTGGCGGCGCTGGGACTTAGCGTGCCTTTCGCGGAACACCCGCAGGGCGGTCTGAAAAAGGGCAAGCCGCTGGAAGCCGCCGTAAAGGCGGCCGAGCGAAGCGGCGCGGCGCCGCCCGAGGGCATGTGGATGCCCGGGTCCGTGCGGATGCTGGAAGAAGCTCTGCTGGAAGGGCGCATCCGCTTGCGCAGAAGCCCGGTTCTGGTGTCCGCGATGATGTCCGCGGTTGCGGAAGAGGACAAATGGGGCAATCACTGGTTATCCAAGCTGCGGTCGGTCAACAAGATCGATGCCGCCGTTGCGTTGGCGATGGCCATCGGCGCCGCAAACGCTGTGGTCGAGGAATCGACCTCTCTGGATGACTACCTTGCAAACGGATTTTTTGGGTTGATCGGCTAATGGCTAAAACACGTTGGTACAACCCGCTCACCTGGCGCATGTTCGGGTTCAACGACCCGCAGACAGGGGATTTCGTTGAAGTGGACCTTGAGGTGGGCGGGCGCAATACGGGGGCGGGCGTACGCATCACCGCAAAAAATGCCGTGGGCATCCCCATCGTATGGTCGTGCGTGAAGATCCTCAGCGAGTCAGTCTCGGGGCTTCCATTGCCGCTCTATGACGAGGCCACGGGCCGCAGAGCCCTACCTGACAGCGCAGTCCGAAAGCGCGCATTGCGGCTTCTGCGCAAGCCCAATCCGTACATGACGCGGTTGAACTTCCTGAAATGCGCCATCATCAATATGGCGCTGGTCGGCAACAGCTACAACCTGATCGAGCGCTCCAGCACAGGTGAATGGATCGGCGTTACGCCCGTTCCCTGGAGTGCCGTGGAGATCGACACTGACACCGCAGAGCTGCTGTACTGGGTGACGCTGGATGGCAAGCGCTTCCCGGTCTCCCCGGAGAACATGCTGCATTTCAAACTGTTCAGTTCGGACGGCATCTGCGGCATGTCCCCGGTCGAGCACCAGGCAGAGACCATGGGATTGGCCAAGGCGGCACAGGACTGGTCGGCGCGCTTCATGCGCAAGGGTGGTTTCACTGGCGGGTACGTGATCTACGAGCAGTTCCTGACGAAGGAACAGCAAGCGCAGGTCATGGAGAAGTTTCCGGACGTGCGCAAAGCCGACACGGCGGACGTGGGCAAGGTGGCGATCCTTCAGGGCAATCCGAAGATCGTTCCCGCCGGCCTCAGCCAGAAGGACTCGCAGTTCATCGAGTCGCAACAGTTTCAAGAGGAGGCGCTCGCCGGCATCTGGGGCGTGCCCCTCTGGCTGGCGAACCGGGCCGGCAAGACTTCCATCATGGGGTCCAACCTCGAACAGCAGAAAAGCGGCTTTGTGACCTTCGGGCTGAAGCCGTACATCGATGCCATCGAGGACGAGATCAACGACAAGCTCTTTGCGGGCACCGGCCTGTATGTGGAGTTCATTGTTGAAGGCCTGCTGCGCGCCGATAGCGCTGCGCGGTCGCAGTATTTTCAGGCCGCGCTTGGCGGCTCGAACGGGTCCGGCTGGATGACCATCAACGAAGTACGAAAGAAAGAAAACTTGGAACCGCTCCAAGGGCCGGAATATGACCAGGTCACGCGGTGGGAGATGAAGCCAAATGCTCAGCAAAGTTGAATGCCCGTTCGAAGTCAAGGCGGTGGATGACAAGGGCAACTTCGAGGGATACGCCTCCGTCTTTAACAACGTGGACCTCGGAGACGACATCATCCTCCCCGGCGCCTTCGTCAAAGTGAAGACCACCAGATCGGGCCAGCTCAAGCTGGCCCTTTTTCATGACCTGCGCAAGCTGATCGGCACCGCCAGCTACACGCAGGATTCGCACGGCCTGCACTTGCAGGGCAAGGTCAACCTGAACGTCAGCTACGCGAAGGACGCATACGAGCTGATGCGCGACGGTGGACCGCTGGATTCCATGTCCATCGGCTTCAACACGATCACCGCGGCTTACGAGGAGCGCTCCGGGCGCACCGTCCGCGTGATCAAGGAGGCCGAGCTGTGGGAAGCCTCCCTGGTGCCATTCGGGATGAACCCCGAGGCGCAGATTACCAGCGTGAAATCCGATATCCGGATGTTTGAAAACGCCCTGCGTGACCGCATGGGCCTGTCCCAAAAGGAGGCGGCAGCAGTTGCCTCCCTCGGCTTCCCCGCCATCCACCGTGACGGTGGACCGGCGGACACGGTGATCGTGGACGAGCTGAAGAACCTCTCTCAATTTTTCGAAAGCCAATTTGGAGCGTCTCTATGACCACCGATGTGAAAGAAATGCGTGATTCCCTGGAAAAGCAGCTGAAGGATGGCTTTGCCGGCCTGCAGCAGAAGTACGACAAGGCGTCCGAAGCCATCCAGAAGGGCGAGACCGTCACCGCCGATCTGAAGTCCGCCATCGAAAACCAGAAGGGCGAGCTGCAGAAGGTCGTCGACCAGGTGATGGAACTGCAAGAAAAGGGAGTGCAACTGCGCGGCCGCCAGCCTGAGAAGAAGGGCTTCATCGACTTCGTGAAGGACCACGGCGAATACAAGTCGCTTCGCGAAAACGGCAAGTCCGTCGCCGAGATCGAAGTTTCCAAGGGCGACATGGCCGCCATGCAGGAAACCAAGGTCACCAGCGCCGGCATCGTGCCGCCGAACTTCGATCCCACCATCCAGGCCGCCCCGCGCCAAGAACTGCGCATCCGCGACCTCATTCCCTCGGTGCAGGTTACGGGTCAGAGCTTCACCTACTACAAGGAGCTGCTGCACACCCGCGGCGCCGCTCCCGTGGCCGAAGGCGGCACCAAGCCGCAGAGCAACGTGACCTTCGAGTCCAAGACGGATCTGGTCAAGAAGCTGGCGGTCTGGATTCCGGTGTCGGACGAAGCCCTGGACGACGTTCCCCAGTTGTTCGGCTACCTGCAGCAGCTGCTGCGCTACGACCTGAAGCTGGAAGAAGAAGAGCAGATCCTGAAGGGGGACGGCACGGGCAACAACTTGCCGGGCATCATGACGCAGGCCACCGCGTTCAATGCGTCGCTCGGGAAGTCGGGTGACACGGCTATCGATACGGTGCGCCGTGCCATCTACCAGGTGCGCAAGCAGGCCAAGCTTGCCGCGGACGCCACGGTCATGACCGAACTGGATTGGATGAATATTGAGCTGCAGAAGGACGCGCAGAACCGCTACCTGTTCGCCAACCTTCAAGGCTTCGTGACCCCGATCCTCTGGGGCCGTCCGGTGATCACGTCCGACAGCATGGACGAAGGGAACGGAACCGACACCGGGGGCGAGTTCCTGGTGGGCAACTTCCAACGCGGCGCCACGATCTACGACCGCATGTCCTTCCTGTTCAAGGTCGGCATGATCAACGACGACTTCATCAAGAACCAGCGCGCGCTGTTGGTTGAAGAGCGTCTGGGCCTGGCCGTGCGCCGCAACTATGCCTTCGTGAAGGGCACCTTCGAGGCGTAAGCCATCGGCGGGGGAGGGTCCTACGGCTCTCCCCTCAGGGAGAAGACATGAAGATCAAAGCAATCTGGGGCTTTCGCGGCGACGCGGCAAAGCTGGGTGCGGGCACCGGTCGCGTGCGAGCGGGAGACACGTTCTCCGAAGTCGACCCTGAGTACGGTCATTCGCTGATCGGCAAAGGGTTGGTGGCGGAGATCGAGGACGGTGGCGAGGGCGGCGGTAAGCGGCCTTCCCACGGCCTCAACGTCGCACAGTTGAAAAAAGCCCTCACCGAGAAGGAAATCGCCATCCCTGAAGGCGCGGACAAAGCTGCACTCGCGGCACTGCTGGACGAAGCGGGGGCGCAGTGATGGACCTGGGCCTGGTGAAGCAACACCTTCGCTTGAATCTGTCCGATGCGACCGAGGACGCGCTGATCCAGGACTACATCGACAGCGCGCTGGCCCACGTGGAGCAGCATTGCGACCGAAAGATCGTGGATGCCCCGGCCAACGCCGGGGAAATGGCGCTGACGAAAGACGTGGAGCAGGCAGTCAAGCTGCTGGTGGGACATTGGTACAGCAACCGTGAGGCCGCGGTTGTCGGCGCGGTCTCCAATGACGTCGCCCTGGGTGTCGAGCGCCTGCTCTGGTATCGCAAGCAATTCTAGGGGGGCGCCATGTTGCGAGCAGGAAGCTTGAATTGCCGCGTGACTATCCAGCGGCAGGAGCGTGTTCGTGCTGGGGGCGGTCAAGTCGTCGGGCAGTGGGTCGACCACGACACGGTGTGGGCAAACTTTCGCCGTCCGTCTGGCTTGGGCGCGATCAAGGCTGACGCCGATGTTTCCCTGCTGAAGGCAAGCGTGCGTATCCGGTACCGCACCGACATTTCGGACGCGATGCGGATTGTGTACGCGGGCGCGGTATTCGACATCAAGGCCGTGATACCCGATCTGGATCGTCGCGAACATGTCGATTTGGTCTGTCAATCCGTACCGGGGGCGATGCCATGAAACTCACTTTCGAGATGGACGGCGACCCGGTGGCGGGGCTGAGCCGCTTCGCTGAGGCCATCGAGCAGCGCGTCGTGCGTCCAGCCGCTCACGCTGGCGCCTTGGTCTTTTACGAGCGGGCGCGCGAGCTTGCGCCGGAATACATCGGGCCGCCCAAGAGCGGCATCAAGCCCGGCCAGCTACGCGCGGCGATCTATCGCGTCTTCTCCGAAGACCGATCCAGCGACCACGCCAAGATTTACCAGATCAGCTGGAACCACACCAAGGCACCCCACGGCTATTGGATGGAGTACGGGAACAGCCGGCATGGGCCGAAGGCGTTTATTCGGCCTGCGTTTGACTTTTATGAGAGGGCGTTGCGGGCATCGCGGGAACGAGCCCGCGCACTGATCGCGGAGATCTCGGCGGAGCAATCGCATGGTTGAAGACGACATTCGCTCGGTCCTCGGCCCCCTAGTGGGCGACGAGGTATATCCGGGTGTCGCGCCGGATGACGCCGGGCAGCCGCGTATCACCTATCACTGGGTCGGCGGCAAGCCGCTCAACTTCTTGGAGGGTGTGCCTGACCTGCGCAACGGTCGGTTGCAGATCGACGTATGGGCTCTGCTGGACCAGGACGCCGCCCGCATCGTCCGCCAGGCCGAGGACGCTTTGCGCCTCAGCCCGGTGCTACGCGCCACCACCGAAAGCGGTGCGCTGTCCGATCACGAGCCCGACACCAAGCTGTACGCGAGAAAGCAGACCTTCTCAATCTGGTTCAAAGACTAGCCCGCCCTGGGCTTTCAACACAGCCGCCTCCGGGCGGCTTTACTTTTTTAGGAGGCCCAAATGGGCGTGAAACTTCCGAACGGCGCAATCTTCTCGGTTGCGAAGACCTATGCCGCGGCTGCGGTCGTGACCGCTGTGACCAATGCCCTGCCGGCGGTCGCCACGGCGGCAGGGCATGGCGCGGCCGATGGCGATATCGTGGAGATGGTGTCCGGCTGGACGGCGCTCGATGGCCGTATCGCTCGCGCAGATGCCGTGACGACTGACAGCCTCGAGCTGGAGGACATCGATACCACGGATCTCAAGCGTTATCCCGCGGGCACTGGTGGCGGCAGCGTGCGCCGGATCACCGACTGGACGCAGATCTCGCAGATCATGGAATCGGCGAGCCAGGGCGGCGAGCAGCAGTTCTACAGCTACTCCTTCCTGGAAGACACCGGCGACGAGCGACAGATCCCGACTACGCGCAGCGCGCGGTCGATCACCCTCACGATTGCCGACGACGACACGCTGCCGCACTACGCGGTGCTGAAGGCCGCCAACGATGACCGCGAACCGCGCGTGATCCGGTTCCAACTGCCCAACGGCTCGGTCATCTACTTCCGCGCCTATGTCTCGTTCAGCGAGATGCCCACCACCACCAAGAACGAAGCCATGACGCTGCAGGTCACCCTGTCGCTGACTGGTGCACCGACCCGCTACGCGGCGTAAGGATCCCTCATGTCGAAAAAGATCGAAGAACAGGCTTTCTCCCTGGACGCGCCGGCGACTTTCCCTGCCGTCGTGGACATTCCGCGGCCCGGCATGGAACCGGCGCCGCTGCGCCTGGTGTTTCGCCACATGACCGGCGAGCAACTCAACGCCTGGCTGGCTGGCTCCAAGGAGGCGAAGAGCGACGCCGAATGGCTGGCCGGCATTGTCGACGGCTGGGAGGGCGTGAACGCGGAGTTCTCCGTGGATGCTTTGGCAAAGCTGGTCAACAACTACCACGCGCCGGCGGTCACCGCCATCGTGGACAAGTTCCTGGCCGAACTGACTGAGGTGCGACGGGGAAACTGATCGCGGCGGCCCGGCGGCGGTACTGGCGGTCGCCGCCCGCCGATGAATACACCTGGCTGGGGTTGACGCTCCAGGACATAGCGCCGCCTCCCGTGGCGCTGTTGCCCGAAAACACTCTTCCGTTCGATGTGTTCTGCGCCATGGACACGCAGTGGCGCGTTGGCGTCGGCGGTGCTACGGGTCTGGACTACGGCGCGCTGCCGACGGTGCTGAGGTTCCTGGGCGTCAAGCGGGCCGAATGGTCGGGGGTGTGGGACTCGGTGCGCGTGATGGAGCGCGCCGCCCTGGAAGAAATGCACAAGGATTGACATGTCAGACGTTGTAGGCAAAGCCACACTGGAGTTCGGCGCGGACAATAGTGGCGTCAAGACGGCCGTGCAGGAGGTAGGCCGTGAGGTCAACGGCATGGCCTCTGTCGCCGCCGCTGCCGCCGTTAAGGCGTCGGGCAGTCTCCAGGGCATCGGCTCCGCGGCGGAGGGGGCCGCGCAGAAGCTGACCTCCTCGCAGCAGCGCGCCCGGCAGTCGCTTGAGCGCCTGGCAAACACCCTGGGCCGTTCGCGCTCTGAAGTGGCCGAGTATCGCGCCCAGGCGGCCGGACTGCCCCGCGACGTGTACGAGCCGCTTGTCGCCAAGATCCGCGAGGCGGAAGCCGCCATGGATGGTCTCAGCGCCGGCCAGCGCGCGGTGGCGGCCGCCGGTGCCCAGGCAGCACAGTCTGAAAGCCAGACGGCCGCCCGCTACCGGGATATCGGCCAGGCCGCAGTTGAGCGCGCTGCCGCCTTGCAGCGCCAGGTCGAACAAGCCCGAGCCGCAGCCATCGCGGAGCGGGAACTGTCGGCCGCTTCTTCCGGCGGTGCCCGTGGTCAGGGGGCGGACGTCCTCGCAGGGCAGAATCGCGGCTTCCAGGAACTGACGCGGGATATCAACGAGGTCAACGCCGCGTTGGCCGCCATCGAGCGCGGGGCCGGGTCGCAGTCCGCGATCCAGGCACAGACCGACAAGCTGGTCTCGCTTTGGAGCCAGGGGCGAATCACCGCGGAGCAGTATGGCGCCGCGGTGAAGCGTCTGGACGCCTCCGAGGCCGCGCTGGCGCGGTCAAGTGCCCAAGCAGCGGCGCAGGGTGACCGATTCATCGCGGGCTTGCGCGAGCAGGCGGAGACCGCCGGTATGACGGCCCGGCAGCTTCTGGAGTACCGCGCCGCGCAACTCGGCGTAGGTGACCGCGCCGGGCCGCTGATCGCACGCCTTGCCGAGGTCAACAAGAACTTGGATGGCACGGGCATTTCCGCACGCCAGACGGCGGCGGCGATGCGCATGGTTCCGGCGCAAATGACGGACATCGTCACGCAGCTCGCCGGCGGGCAGAACCCATTCCTGATCATGATTCAGCAGGGCGGCCAACTGAAGGACAGCTTCGGTGGCATCGGCCCCATGTTCCGTGCCCTGCTGGGAATGATTACTCCGTTCTCCCTGGCCGTGGGTGGGGTGGGCGCGGCGTTGGCGCTGGTAGGCACGGCGTTCTACAAAGGAACAAGCGAGTCCCGCGAGTTCGGCAATTCGCTGGCCCTCACCGGAAGCTACGCGGGGCAGACCGCGCAGAGCTTGGTGGATATGTCTCGCCGCGTCGGTGGGGCCCAAAGCACGGTAGGCCGGTCGGCCGACGTGCTGAACAGGCTGGTGGCCTCGGGCCGCGTGGCGGGCAGTTCATTGGAGACGGTGGCCGGCGCCATCGTCAACATGAGCGAGACAGGCGTTCGTTCGGTCGACGACCTGGTGGCTGAGTTCGTGCGGCTGGGCGAGAGCCCGAGCCAGGCGGTCGCCAAGATCAACGAATCCATGCACTTCCTGGATGCAGCGACCTATGACCGTATCCGGGCCCTTGAACAACAGGGGCAAAAAGAGCAGGCCGCAGCGTTGGCTCAGGCCACCCTGGCCGACGCTACCAACCGCGCCGCTGATCGCGTCCGCGCAAGCGCCGGCACGCTGGAGCGGGGCTGGCATAGCTTGGGTTTGGCTGCTCGCCAGGCCTGGGACGCGATGCTCAACATCGGTCGGCCCACTCCGATTGCCGAGCTTCGCAAGCAGGCCGAGGAACTGTCAAAGACAGTCGAGAGCCTGGAGAACAACCAGGGCTTCACCACCAACGACGGGGGCGCGGCCATTGGTGGTGGCAGGAACCGTGCGCAACAGGCGCTCAAGCTGAAAAAGCAGGAGCTAGCCACGATCACTGCCGAGATACAGCGGCAGGAGAAGGAACAGGCGGATGCGAGGGCGCAAGGGCTCAAGGGACAACTGACCCAAGAGAAGATTGCCGCCGATACTCGGCTGGACGAAATCATCAAGGCCGGCCGGACCCGCTCCCAGATCCGGCAGGACGAGCTGAAGAAACTCGATGATGAGGCACAGAAGTACGGGTGGGCTGCCGAGAAGGTGGAGGCGGCACGCGCTGCGATCAACGAGAAGTACAAAGACCCAAAGGGAGCCGGGGGCGCGTACAAGGACGATGCAGCGACCCGCAGGCTTGCAGCGTTGCGCGAACAAGAGGCGTCTCTAGCCGCGCAACTCGCTGGCGAAAAGAAGCTGACGGATGCCGGGCGGGCCCGTGCTGAGTTCGAGCAGCAGATCGCTGACCTGAAGGGCAAGGCCATTCTGACGGCCGATCAGAAAAGTCTGCTCGCGAACGAAGACGCCATTCGTGCGCAACTGGTGAAGAACGAAGGAATTGCCAAGGAGCTGGCAACCAAACAGGCGATGCTCAAGCTGGACGAGCGTGCGGCGCAGATTCAGCAAGCGATGGCCTCGGCCGCCGAGTCCCGTCAAGAGCAGTACGACCGCCAGTTGGGGGCCGCGGGGCTGGGGCAGGTCGCGCGGCAGCGTGCCGAGGCCGAGAACGCTATCCGTCTGGAGTATCGGCGTTATCAGGAGCAGTTGACCAAGGCCACGCCGCAGGATCAGCTTGGCTCCGAGCGATTCATGGAGGAGCAGGCAAAGATTCGGCAGGGGTTGCAGTCAGCCCTTGTGGAGCAGCGAGCGTATTACGCCGAGGTGGACAAGCTGAACTCCGATTGGAGCGTCGGCGCGCGGGAGGCCTTTTCGGACTATGCCGAGTCGGCGGCGAACGTGTCTCAGCAGACGCAGGGACTGTTCTCAGGCGCGTTCAACGGCATGGAGGATGCCATGGCGCGCTTTGTCTCCACTGGCAAGCTGAGCTTCAAAGATCTGGCCAACTCCATCATTTCCGACCTGGCACGGATCGCCGCGCGACAAGCGATTGTGGGCGCCATCGGAAGCATCGCCACGGCGTTCGCCAGCGGCGCATCGGCCGGCATCGGAAGCGCGACCGCGTCGGACGTTGCTAACGCGACTGCGCGCTCAGGCGGCGGAATGATGTTCCTGTCCTCCGGCGGCTACACCGGCGACGGCGGCAAGTACGAACCTGCGGGCATCGTCCACAAGGGTGAATACGTGCTGAACGCTGCGGCAACCGCTCGCATCGGCGTGGACAAGCTCGACCGTCTGAACAAGATGGGCTACGCCGAGGGGGGATTGGGAGGCCGCCCGCCGGGAATGTGGTCGGCGGCGGCTGGCATGGGTGCCAGCCCTGGAAATATCTCGGTTCAGGTGACCGTGACGGGCGGCGGCGAGGAGCGCAAGACCACCGGGGAAAGCGAGATGGGTAACCGGCTTGCAGACGGTGTGGTTGCGCTGGTGCGGCGCGAAATCGAGCGGTCTTATCGTCCCGGCGGCGCTGCCTGGAATGCACGACAGGGGAGGGCCTGATGGCCGAACGATTTGTATGGACGGCTACAGGCCAGCCCAGCGGCACCGTCACTTTCAGGCGCCTGACGGCACAGTTTGGAGACGGATATCGACAGGTAGCCGGCGACGGCATCCACAGCGAGGTGCAGTCGTGGCCCCTCACGTTCTCCGGCACCAAGAAGGAAATGGAGGTCATTGCGGCATTCCTTCGTCGACATGCAGGCATCAGGTCTTTTCTGTGGACGCCACCACTGGGCGAAGAAGGACTGTACGAAGCGCCGACTTTCAGCATCAATCCAGTCGGCGGTTCCGCCCACACCGTCTCCGCCACATTCCAGCAAGTTTTTAAGCCGTAGACCAATATGCAGACACTCGAAATCATCAACGTGGGGCAAGCGCCCAACGACGGTAGTGGCGACGATCACCGGAAGGCCTTTCAAAAGGTCAACGCCAATTTCGACAAGGCCGTTGAAGGTATCGGAGAGGTGGCCGCTGCGGCGCAGGAGGCCGCGGAGGCCGCCGAGACCGCGGGGCAGCTGGCTGCGGACGCTGTCCCATCTGATGCGGTCGGTGTTGCCGGCGGTGTGGCTCCGTTGGATAGCGCGGGGAAAGTCCCCGGGCAGTATCTTCCCGAACAGGAAGAGTTCATTCCGATGGCCCAGAAAGGCGCTGCCGACGGCGTGGCCACCTTAGGGTCCGACGGCAAGGTAACACCGGAGCAGTTGCCGAACGCGGTGGACGCCATCCCTCTGGCGCAGAAGGGCGAGGCAGGGGGCGTAGCGACGCTGGACAACGAGGGACAAGTTCCAGCGGCACAGCTTGGCTTGGCGGTTCCGATTGCCCAGAAGGGCGCAGCGGGAGGTGTCGCCCAACTTGATTCCGCCAGTCGGCTGCCGACAACGCAGCTTCCCGCAGTGACCCAATCGCTATGGAACGGCACCACGCTGACCCTGGGTGCGGACGGTCGGTGGATCCGAGGAAATTTCGATGGCGCGCATGCCGCTGACACGGCAAGCATCCAGACGCTGCGTGCCAGTACGCCTACCTACCTTCCAATTGTTCCCGGGGCCGGTGCGGACAGTTCTTACGTGATATGCCGGAATGCGGCGGGGCCGAATAGCGCATTTGTGGCGCTGGGGATGAACGGTAGCGTTCTAATGGCTGATCTGACTTTCAGCCGTCATGGCACGGCTGGAATCCCGGGGGCGCTGCGCATCTTTTCCGCCAGCACAGAATGCGGTCGCATCGGCGCGGATGGCGCGTGGATTCTGGGCCCGTACTTGTGGGTTCCGAACGTAACGGCTCGCCAGCACGTGTACTACACGGGCGGCGGTTCGATGTACGGAACGGCGTATCGTGGACAGGCTCAAACGGATGGCGTGGCCATCCAGTTCCAGGCCTATAACGGCGCTGTGGCCGGCTACATCCAGAGCAACTTCAACCTGTCAGTTACCTACGCCACGACATCCGACTACCGATCTAAGCATTTGCTTGGCCCAGTAGAACCTGCCGTCGCGCTGGAAAACGTGATGAAGCTGCGTCCCGTCCACTTCCGGATGAACGGCGTCGCAGTTGTCATGCTCCCGTTGAACGGCTTTGTGGCCCATGAGTTGCAAGAAGTCATCCCGCAGGCTGTCACCGGCTACAAGGACCAGACCCGCATTGACGATGACGGCAATGTGGTCCCCGTCATGCAGGGCGTGGACTTGAGCAAGGTCGTGCCCACACTCGTCGCGGCGATGCAGGCTCAGCAAGGGATGATTGATGAGCTGACGCGGCAAGTCGGTCAACTCAGAGACGAGTTGGCACGGGTTCTGCAGGAGTAGGAAATGCGGATCTATGCGGATGTGCAAAAACTCGAGGTCGGCGAGCTGGTCGACCTGTACGAGCTAGACGCCAGTGGCATTGGGGGAACCCTGCAGCGGTTCCACGGCTATACGCAGGTCGGACCGATCTGGTGGCAGGGAAATCAGTACGATCCCTGGCCGATCAAGGCCGAGGGATTCGAGCAGGTCGGCGAGGGGCAGCAACCCACGCCGACGCTGTCGGTGGGCAACATCGGCCAGGACGGCGAGGGCAATCCCATTGCAGGCGTG